TTAGACTCGTTGTTTTGTGAATAGTTAGCCAGCTTCTTTAGCGCGGCCTGTTCGCTTTGCTCTGACTTGTACTTAAAATTAAATTCTTTCGACTTGTAATCCAACCACAGACCCCAGTAGCGTTTAAACTTTTCCGTGTCGAACGGATATACTACATCTTCCTTTTTCTTACTTCTTACTTCTACTTCCTTTTCATCTTCATCTTCTAAAGGCTTTTTTTGGCTTTTGTTTGGGTTTAATTTGGGTTTTTGTTTTTTAGGACGACCACCCTTTTTACCGTTCTCAGCTTGTTTTTTAAAAAAGTTGTGTTTCTTCTCGCGCTCTTCTTCTAACCTACTGTTAATGACATAATCGCCTTTGTCTTCAAACTTGGATTTCAATTCGTCACTTAGCTTATCCCAACTAATACCCACTAAAAACCCAAGCCTTTTTTTGGGTATCTTTCCATCAGTCCATTGTTTGGATAGCATTTTTATATACATTCCAATTTCTTCGTTACTCATATACATAACGCCAGTTAAAAAATCCTGAGCATAAAACTGAAATGCTGGTGCTTTTTCAACGCTCATAACTAATGCCAATTATATCCGCAATAGCCTTTAACTTTTCAATACTTATATCCCAAACTCCATATTTGGGTATGGAATTTTTTATGTCTGACTTTAATTGCTCCGACAATAAGTGTTGTTCTAAATCATGTCGAGATAACCACATTTGGTAGTCTGCTGAATACTTTGTTTTTTGCCTTCCGCTTTCAATTTCGTAAGTTCCATACTTTTCTAACTCAACGTATTTACGGCCTACCTTAATAACTACATCTTCTTTAACAGACTTATCCCGTCTATAAGCATTTCCTAGCTCATTAGGCTTTAGGTAAACCGTGTCTCCAACCTTTATTTTACTTTCTTTTGCCATAATTAGGTAATAAAAAAGCCCTGACTCCGTTCGCTCCGTCCAGCTACTAAGAATCAAGGCTTTAAATAAAATTCTGTTTCGATTCGGACGGGAATCATAAGGCAAAGATAGTAGAATAATTATAAAAACAAAGCCCCAACAAATGTCAGGGCTTCACAAAGTCCAAAATGGTTTCTTTGTTTTTAATCGGGACAAATATAGTAATAAAAAAGGGAGGACACTACCCCTCCCTTCAAAATCAAAAACAAAGTATGAATAGGGCAGAACGCCCATCTTTGAATTACAAAGGTACGCTAATTAGTCGGGATTCAAAATTGGGTTATTAACATTAATCAAATGTTAAAAGTAACGGTTTTAGCGTTAATTTGTTTGTAGTGTAATTTTTTATACTATCTTTGTCCTATCAAAAACAAAGACACTATGTTTATAGAAATTGCAAAATCAAGTAAAAAAATATCAACAGAAAGTCGAACTTACTTGTTTGATAAAATAGAGGTTTCAAAAGGGAGAGTCGATTTTAAGTATAAGTCTTACAATCATAATATCCAAGAGAAAAAAAATGCTTACAAAACAAAAGGATATTTTTTAGGAGATGTAAACGATATTAGTTGGGATTTACCACAATTACTAGAGGCTATCTTTTTAAACAAAAGAAAATACGAATCAATAAAAATTTATGCAAAAAATTCAAATGGTAAGAAATAAATATATGAAAGCATTTTAAGGACTAACAACAAACAAATCATCCCGACCCGTTTCCCGAACGTCCAAATGAAGCCAATCACGGTGCTTACCTTGCGTGTGTTCAGGGTCTTCTACTGTCGTTAACCCTAGTTTTTTTAGGGTATGGTAGTTCTCTTTGACGAGGTAATACATTGCGCTGCTCGTTAACCACAAGCCTTTGTGCTTAATTTTTATATCAATCGCACGTCCAAACCTATGCTGCGAAAATTCCGCGCCCACCTTTGAACCTGGTTCTCTAAATCCTGACTGATTGTAACCCCCTCCGTACAGATAATTGTTGATGTAAACATACGCCCTCTCGTCGTCGCTGGCGAGTTCTTTGACCTTCTCGGCTATCAACACTAGTCGAGGGTCAACAAACCACCTTGAAGCCCCTCTAAAACGATTCCAAACGTTTTCGGAAACAAATTCCCTGACGTCAAAATTCTCACTAATTTTCATCGGGTACGTTTAGTTGAGGGTTATCTCGGAAAATCTTTTGAAGGTAAATCTGCTGTCGCTGCTGCTCGGCTTGAATGTTTATCAGTGATTGATTTAAATTGGTTAGGTTCTTGTTTATGCTTCCAAGCGTTGCTTTTAGATAAGGCATATCCTTTTCCATAACTTGCTTTCGATCCGCTTCTGACTTTTTAGCGTAGTCGGCTGTCGCGTTGGCTGTTTCTCTTACCTTTTGGATTTCGTCATCCAAGTGGTAGAATTTCTTTTCAAGCTTTTCCACCCTCTCAATAGTGTAGCCCTGTGAGGTTTCAATCGTTCCCTTGAAGGCGTAATACCCACCCGTAAACCCCGAAAGACCTATAAGGATAGAAACCGCTGCGGAAACTACCCCAATGTTTTTCTTTAAATCTCCTAACGTCATTCTATCTCTGGTTGTTTAATGTCTGGTAAAGTGTTTACAATGTCCATTTCAGCGTTGTATTTTTCGTGTTTTAAAACGTAAAAACCGCCCTCAATTTCAAATACGTCCGCCCAATTATCCCCCTTCTTATAACCTTCTTTTTCAGTTACGTGGGCATCGTAATCTAAGCACTGTTGCTCTGTACCATTATACCATTTATAGTCCATAATAAGTAGTTATTTCTGATTCAATAGTAGTCCTGTTAGATGTTTGGTCTGTTGAAAAACAAATGTGCGCCTGAAAATCTATGTCTGCATATTGCCCAATCGATGAGTCATTTCCACGCCCTAAAGCGCCTATAAAGCCATAAGTACCACCAGGACTAGGGCGGGGTGTTGAGTCGTCTGTTTGTGCTGCTAGTGTTCCGTTTTGGTATAAGTCAGGATTTGTGCCGTCTCCTTGCGGAACTTGAAACAAAATACAATGCTGCGCTGGAAAAGCGGTACTAGTAATCGCTATAAATGAAACGCCATCGATTGAATGAGCTAAATAACTTGCCCCGCTCGGAAATATAGTTAACCCTCCCTTTGCGAAATTAGTGTTTATATTGCTTTCTGAAAAAAATACAGGTCTTTGAAAACTGCCATTTTGCCTTAACCTATCAGCGATAAGTATTTGCGTATTTGTTCCTGTGAATTGTATAAACCTACTGTACCTTGTTGTACCGTTGAGCAAAGATTTTGCTTTTCCGTTCTTCGTTTGAAGCGTACCACTAACAATTATCTGTTCTTGCGCTGATGCCGTTGGTTGCTCGTCATCATGTCCGTTTCCCGACTGGTCATAGCGTGTTCTCACAAAGCCATTATCGCTACCTATCCAACTTGATAGCGTAGTGCCTGAGCCATCTTCGCTACTCATTGATAGTTCGTTGTTAGAATCAGGAAAGAAGTCTTTAGTAGCGTTGTCAGAGTCCCTGCGTATCTCTACAAGCGCACCCGAATAGCCACTTAAAAACTGCCAGTACCCAGTAGCTTTTTGAATCCCTGCGTATCCGTCAAGAACACCGACGAAAGATTCACCCCCTTGAATTGCATAAATACCTGTCTTTGCTCCTATCATGCCTTCAAACTACCTATTAATTTCCAAGTATTTGCAGCTTCTTTTTTCAATACCACTGCGCTGTAATTGCCGTCTATCTTGAGGTTTCCGTCTTTTGAATTTATGACTTGACTGCCGCTAACGGTAAATGAAATGTCGTTGGTTAAATCATTAGGCGAAAATTCAAACTCAACTCCTTGTGCGTATGCTGAATTTGCCGCATCGGTAACTGTAATTACAATCGCACCACCTGACGAATCCATCGGGTAAAAAGTGTTTGGAGCAATGTTCTCTAAATTGTCGCTTGAAGTAATAGGGCTTCCGACTGGACGATAAGCCCTTATTGATTGATCTCCAAGTATAGCACCTGTCATTGTGCCGCCTGACGTTGGAAGTGCATTATCCGCTGCCGTTCCCTGTGCGGCTGTGGCGTAATCGGCAGGGTCAAAGTTCTTAACGTCATTAAGATTGACTACTTCACTATCCATCAACGCCCCTGCTGCCGTTACATTTGCCGTATCCGTTACATCTGCCCCGTCCTCTACGTTTATAAGGTTTCTAAAGTTGGTTAAAGTCAAAGCCTCCACCGAACCAGTCCCCGAGCTTGAGCGAGCCAGCACCCTGTTTGTAGCTACATTCTGAATCTTATCGAAGGTAACCGCGTCATTGTCAATCGTCCAAACAGTCCCCGAACCTGATACGGTTACATCGCCTTTATCTCCATCGGAAACACCACCCGTTGCCGCGTCAATAGTCAGCGTCTCTGCACCGTCATTTGCCGTTATAGTGACGTTTGTCCCTGCGGCTAACAGAGCTTTAACCTTAGTATAAACCCTCGTGTCGGTAAAGTAAAGGTTTGTCGATCCCTCGTTGACGTCATCGCTGTCGTCCGTGCTTTTATTAAAATAACCTAATAAGGCATTTGCAAAGGTCATAAACCGATCTAAAAAACCACCGCCGCCATCGGGCTTGCCTACATATATTATTTGATTGTCAGCCCGTGTTGTTTCCTCCGTAAACTGACCGAAATTCTTATCTGCCATTAGTTCAAACTTATTAAATTATCTCCACTAAATGATACTAGGTTGTCGCCACTAAACGCAACCAAATTAAATGTTTCTGCCTTTTCGTATTCGTACCTATACCCTTTTTCGGTATCGCCTAGTTTGACTTGTGTATGACTGCTGCCAACTTGAACAAACTCTTGATAAGTATCTGCCGTCTCCAACATTTTTACGTCAAACAAAATACGCGCTCTTTGAGTTACAACCGCATCATGTGTGTTTTGAGGGTCTTCCATTTCAATATCGCGAATGGTACGCATACCAATAAAACCAGGTGCAAACCCTAATGTCCTGTAAAGTGGGTTGTTCAAAATTACCCGTGCAACGGAAAGGTATTTTAGCAGCTTATCCGATGCGCTTAAATCGCCTGCTTTTTCAGCACTTGCCTTTGCTTTGGCATAAACATCAATGTAGTAAGTTACGAGGTTATCGTCTTGCCCCTGATTTGAGTTGTCAAAACTCATTCGGCCAATCATCACATTGATAAACGGCACTTCTGTTTTGTCAATGGCTCTTGATCGTCCAGCTTGTACGGTAACTGCTAAATCTGCATCGCCCGTTAGATACTCCTGATTTTCAAACTCACTGCTGAGAATGTCCGCAATTTTATCACGAACAATAGAGAATTTTTGATTTGGTATTATCCCATCAATCGCCATAATCTTGAAGCATTATAACGATTAAACCTAATTTTTCATCAGGAAACCACTCCGCGCACAAATAGGTTTTTTCATTGCCCGTGCTGTCTTTTACCGTAACCGTATATCCGTCTAAGTTAACTTCCCCACTTACGTTACGAACCTCAAATGATAAGTCGGTAAACTGTTTTTCCGCTACGCTTACAGACGCTACTTTTCCGTTTACGGGTGCGCCCGTTTCGTCAAGGGATAAATGATGTTTTGTGTGTAATCCAGTAACCGCCGCTGTCGAGCCTTGATTGTCATCAAAGGTCATAGCAACCCCAAAGCCTTTTAAGTCGCTTGTAATGCGTTGCATATCTTTTCTAGCTTGTTCGGTTAAACTCATTTACATACGTTTTTATAAAAAAATAGGGGTGCTGTGAAACACCCCTACCCCTCAAACACTAACCTCACTATGCAAGGTCAGAATACACTTTGTAGAGGTCTGCTTTGCGTTTCTTTGGGTCGGTAATACCCGTGATTTCTCTCAACTCTTTAACGGTAATGTCCTCGTAGCTTTTCTTTTCAGTTTCCTCATCCGAAGCCTTCTTGAACACCTCCTTAGTTTGGTTTGGCTTTTCGTCATCAACCTTTTCGATAACTACGTTTTTCCCGACACGTTTTAGTTTTCCAGACTTTACGAGTTCATCGACATTTTCAAATTTTGATCCGTCAATGACACCATCCTCTGGTGTGTAAATTCTGTTTCCTTTTCCGCTTACCGCCAGACAATCTACTTGATATTGCATAGTGAAAATATTAAAAGGGGAGATATTTCACTCCCCTATAATTAACTTGCTAAAACTTGAACTGTGTAGAGTTGGTCTACCGCCGTTGGTATTGCTACACCAGCCGACTTAACACCAAACTCATGCGCTGTTCTGCGCTTGTCCATGTGTTCGTAATACTTGTATGCCCCTCTTGGGTCGCCGCCTTCAGTCATTAGCTGTGGTACAGCTGCAAAGGCTAAAGTAAACGAAGGATTCTGCGGAAGTAATACAACCTCTTTAGAGTTCATGTAGTCAACCGCTTCGCCATCCGCGTTGTCGTATGTCTGTGGATAAGACCACAAATCAACTTCAAAAGAACCAGCTGTTACTCGCCCGTGATAAGTTGCACCTACCGAGTTACGTTGTGCTTCAGTAAGAACGTCCATTGTATAGTTACGAATGTCAGCTCTTTCTTTTACGATTGTGTTGTCTAAGAACGCTGATAAAGCTTCACGACCCATGATAGCGTTAACTGTACCGCCCATCATTTTACCTTTTTCGCGTAGGAATCTACAACCAGTCTCTAAAGTATCGTAAGGCGAAACCGAACCACTAGCCCAGTTGTTTCCTGCCGCATACGCAACCAAAGAAGCCGCTTTACGCTTAAAGTCTATGTTCGTTCCGTTGTTAAGGGTTACTATACCCGTTTTCATTACCTGTGAACATTGTACCTCGTAAGCACGCTCTATTTTGTCTTGTAGTGCAGTAGTTTTTTCGGCTACCGTCTCAACAAATCGACCAAACACTTGTGCTGATACCGCTTCGCTTTTAAACATTTCGTCATAAACTGCGAGTTCGGTAGCATCGTGGTATTCATTGTAATAAGGTGGCTCAAAGATTTTCTCTGTGGACTTGTTGAATGTGTTTCGCTGTCCGTTCGTTCCTCTTTGAACATCAACCGCAACTCTTTCAGTTCCACGCTGAACCTCAATAGATATTAACTTGCTACCTTTCTCGGTGTTTTGGAAAAACGAGCGTAAAAAGCCCGTTGGAGATACGAAGTCCGAATAGACTGCTGCTAACTCCTTCGTGTATAACGCTCTTGCGTCTGTAATACTAATTGCCATTTTCTCGTTTTTTAATTGTTGTCGTAATTAGTTAAATCTTCACTTCCTACAAGAACAAGCCCGATTGAATCAGATCCAATTCTGTCGCGAATTGTTTTGTCAGATACAACCGTTGCCAGTGTGTCTGAACCGCTTAGGCTTATGCTGTTCTCGTTAATCCTTCCAGACGTTACCATTGTCACTGTCGCTGATTCTCCAGCAGGAATAGTTACATCTCCGAACAAAACCCCGATCGGAAATTGACTCCCGTCAGATGCTCCGCTTGTCATTGCTGTTACTTCGTTGTCGGCAGCTATACGACCCAAAACCAAACCTTCACTTAATTCGAGGTCATCGTAGGAATCATTGTTCGTGTATGTCGCTTGCTCAAACTCATTGTCTCCAATAATCAGCTTTGAAGTGCTGTAATTGGTAGTAGCTTGCTGCCCCGTGTTTAATACTTGTGAATTGCTACTCATTATTTCTGTGCTTTAAGATGTGAGTAATTGCCACGAGCTTGCTTTAGAAAATCCTCAGTTTCCTTTTCGGCTTTGATTTCCTTTTCGCTTTTCGCTTCGGGCTTTTTTTCTTCTGTCTCTACTGACTTATTTGAATCAGCTTCAATGTTTTTTAGCTGCTCCGCGCTTAAAGACTTACGCATAAATTCAGCAGTAGCCTTTTGATTGATTCCTTTTCCTGACTCAATACCAGCCTTTACAGCTTCTGCATCGATGTCATTGAAAGTAACCCACGCTTCTACTCGATCACGCTCTTGTTCAATACCCTGGGCGAGGATTTCTTTGTACGCCTCGGGGTGTTTAGTTTGGATTTCCTCTACCGTCATATTTTTAGGTATTTGATTATTAGAATTGATATTTTCTTTTTTACTTTCAGGTTTTTTTTCAGCCTTTAACTGCTTTTGCATTGACATAGCAATCGCCATTTTTGGGCTAGATGCGGCAATATTTTGTATTACTTCATTAGTAACCGATTCAATGCTGCTTACTAAGCCCATTTCTAAGGCTTGTTCAGCGTCAACTAAAACATCTATACGACCGTCCATTGAAAACATTTCATCTAATGAAACGCCTGTAACTTGTTCCCATTTTTCAGAACCAACTTTAGATTCAATGCCTTGACGTATGTATGTGTTAACTCGATTAAGCTCTTTACGCTCCGCTTCTGTCATATCTTGCTCAAAAAAGTAAGCGGCTCTATGAAACATAAAGCGCGAAATATCTAAACATGAAGCGTCTTTAGCGTAGCAAAACATCATGGCGGCCATACTATCAGCATAGCCCATTGCAGATAAAAACACATTGCCGTGCTTTTTCATTGCTGCGAGCATTGTATATCCAGCACCAACATCACCACCCTGAGATAACACTTGAACCGTTACATTCTCATCCGCAGCGTTGGTTAACTCACGACTAAATGATTTTGCCGTGTCTTGTGATATACTATCAAATAGAAAAATTTCTTTTGCCATCGAGACAAATTTCCCAATAATCAATATTTATTAATTACCTTTACCGAAAATTAGGCAACTTGAATAACAACACAAAGTGCTTACACATCCCGAAAATACCGTTGCAACGAAAACGCAACCTTGACAAAATTACCTCTGAGCTAGGGGTGTCTTTAGCGTGTCTTTTTAAACTTGAATTACACGAAATGCACAAGAATTTAGACGCTCGAATTACAACAGATTATGCCAAAAAAAGAATGTAACCAAGCGAAGGTTAAAGTAGACGTTCCCGAAAATAGCCATTATAAGATTAAGGTCATTTCGGAAAACCTATGCAAACCGATGTCTTTTACGTCAAAGGTTATATTGAGGAAAATTGAATACAGGTACAAGGATTTACTCTGAATCCTCGTCTGTTTCTGTTTGTTGGTTCGGCTCTACCATTGGCACTATACCAAGTTCTTTGCTTCGCTCTAATTCCCTTGCAAATTTACTCATGTTCACGGCTGCATCCCCTTCACTTAGTTTTTCCGTTGCTGACTCAGCTGTTGTAAGTGGTATGCTTTTACCCGTATCTCCAAGTTTTTCGCGTTCCGCTCTCACTTCTTTGAGTGGGTCAATGTGCGGTACGTTTGCGCCAATAAATCGGCACTGCTTAAATGCAGCTTTTACCATTGGGTCATTATTCGTTAAATATCCCGTTGGCTTTATTTTGTTTTTTAATACCTCCAAATCATAAAAAAGGCTGTAGGTTCTCTTGTAAGACTGTTCGGAGTAAACGCCACGTCTAACAGTTAGGGTGTGTTCCCAATCTTTAATCGCTGCCCTACTCGCTGAATAATTACTATTATACATTGACATTGCAACCTCTGGAGGTATGCCGACACTTGCGGCAATTAGGTTGATGTTCGACATGAAAAACTCATCAAAGTGCGTTTCTATTTTACTATCGTGCATTGCCAATTTCGCGCCGATAGGCATATTGATCGTTTCATTATTGACCGTTGTTCTAACGTTTTTCATCAAGTTGTCGTAGTCTACCGTCTTAGGCTGGTCATCCGCTTCCTCATTCAATAGTTGAGATAGCGAGCCTTTAAATGGATTTTCTCCTGTTGACGTGCTATCATGCTCAATAGAGTAGGCAATCTTCGCCCTTGATTCCGCGCCAGCAACCATTGCTTCTTTGTACCGATCAACTGAGGAAATAGTTTGAAGGGCTACGCTCAAAAGAGGCAATCCCCTCACACTATCCAACCTATATTTTAATCCGTATACCATGAAAGCCATTCGCTTTTTTCCTTTCGATCCGTATGCTGGTATGCGCTCGTAATTGTTTGGCGAAGTTTCTACGTGGTAGGCAATATGTTTTCCCGATGCATCACACTCGACACCGTGTTTTATTTTACCGTTGCCATATTCTCCTGGTGGTGTTTTTATATGACTACCGTCAATGACTTGTGTTGTCAGGATTCCTTTTTTTACCCTATGCACAATAAGGCAATCCCCTCCAATAGTGGCAGCTAAAAAGGCTTCACGCATCAATGTGTTGTAACTTGACATTTCGCTGTTGCTACTCAACTCATTATCGCTCCAAACCTTCCAACGGCTTTCAATGTTTCTAGCTAAATCAGGCCATTCGTTATCAATGCCCTCATTTTCGAGCAGTTCAATGTTTGGTTCTGATTCTAATTTTAGACCCGTGCCAACAACCCAAATGCTGTATTTGCCTAAAATAGTTTGCGCGATGTCGCTTTCTAAATACGCTTGCCAGCTTCTTGTTCTTAGCCGTTCATACGCAATTCTATAATCGCGAATTGTCCCCATGGACTGAGGTGTTTTTTCGCCATCATATTGATAGGTATAAATAGTATTGTACGTGCCGCCCGTGTCTCGGTAGGCTTGAGGTTTTTTTATTTCGTCATTCCAAGCTGCCGATGCAAGCGCACCCAAGTTTTTTCCAAATGTTACAAGTTTGTTTGCCATTAGTAAAAGTTTTGCTCTGGAACGTTACGCATTTGCCGCCCGTCAAGTTGATTGATGTAATACTGTTTCTGTTTCTCAAAGGCATTTATCGCCTTCCAAATGTCCTCGACACTACGATAGGTCTGACGTATTTTTGTCTGACCGTCATCTAATTGATATTCATCAATTCCACCCGTGCCAGCACTATCTGATGCGGCAGTTATAAGCGCGTTAATGATAGCTTGAACTGCCGTTATTTTTGCGCGTATGCTCGTTTTTGTTTCAATATAAAGCCCTGCCCTTGTGTACTCTCTCATGCCTGCAAAGTTACAACGTTTTTATTTCTTCGATTTTTGAACTATCTATTGATGCTGTTGAGGGTGTTCCAGTTGATGCGGTTGGGGTTGTTGAACCTGGCACACCTACCGCAAGCCCTACAAATGGATGGACGTGTGTGTTGTAAGTAGTTACGTGGCTATTAAAGTCTGATTTAAGCTGGTCAAATCCGCTTTTTAACTCATTAAATCTTACCATAAAATCAGCATCACCACCAAATTCTGCCGTACCGTCATTTTTTAAATGGAGGTAGAATTGTTCCGCACCATCTGCATTTGTCGAATACATACGGCTTTCTCCAATGTCGGCTATTTGGTTTTTATTAATGTAACCTATTATTACTGGCTTGCCTTTTTCAGTTGTCGATCCGTACAATGCTACCAAGTCTTTTGTCGGGTTGCCATCAAATCCAAAAGGCATAGATTCGCGGATGTCCTGAACGTCATCACGCCCAAAGCGAAGTATTTTAATAAGACGCTTACCCTCTTTTATTGCCGTTGAAATTACTTTAGTCGCCTGTAACATTAATGCAAGTTTATTCCGCTAAACAAATAGTCGGGTGTTTGATTATTGTATATCTCTGGAATTACGCAGGTCAACTTTGCTGTCTCGCTCTTTCCGTTGTCTTTCATTTCCACCGATTCAATAAACCATTTTGTTTTTTCAAATATGTAAATCTCTGGATTCTTAACCTCAATTATTTGGTTTGGCTGCACAACCTTTCCATCTAACTTGATTCGATCCAAGTTAATTACTAAGGTAAGATTTTTTAGTTCTTGATTCAGTGCATTTCTTGCGGCAAGGTCGGTATCTACATCACTACCACTTGTTTGAATAATTGTCTTTGGTCGAAAAACAAAAGGTACATACGGGTTTTTTACTGTGGATTGCCCCGCATTACCGCCATCAATGTTCGCCTGTTTCATAACCGTTATGTCAGAGTGCATCGCCTGACCGTTAAAATTGAAACTCATATCGACAACCCCAGCGGAATCATCAAGGGTAACTATCGGCAATTTGTCAACTTTAGCTCGTGTATAAAGTAGATTTCCTTCAACGGTGTGCGTTAAGATTATGTTTTTTTGGCTGGCTAATTCTGTCAAATAGCTTTTAATGCTTTGGCTTTCGTTGGCTGTTGAAGTGTCAAATACACTATCGACTAAACTAGCAACTTCACTATCTACTTCTAATCCAAATTCAAACGGTGCTATCAGTTTGTTCGTTATTTCGCGAAGGGTAAGGCCATCGCTTTGCAACGGGTAAAGGCTTGGGGGGATGTTGCAATCTTCTAAGATTCCCGGTAAGGAGTACCCAGCAAATTTTGCCATTTGTCTTGTCGAGCTACTTTTAAAACTTTGACTCAAAATGTTTCCCGTTAATAGCAGCGTCCCATCATCATCCTTTAATCTAGCAATGTGATAGTGTCCTATGCAAGCTAAATCAATTAACGACTGGTCCTGTGGGTCAAAATAAAAGTCAAATGAAAACGTACTCCCTACGCTGTCATATTTCAGCTTCATTTGGGTATTGTTAAACCCCTCTACCTTTGTTGACCTAATCCTATCGTCTATTTCAAGAATCATACAACGTAGGTTATTTGAGTGCCAGCTTTTAACTCTAGCATCTGATTAATGCTGATTTCGTTTTGTTCGATAAACCGATTAAGGTTAATGTCCTGTGGGTCTAAGCCATAAAACCTATGAGTAAGATTTATTACGTCATCATCAGCAGTTAAAACAAGCGTTCTTTCCTGTGCGCTACCAAGCGCAATGTTTAATAGGTTCGCAATGCTAAAATTGTAAAGCGCACTGAGGTTTCTTAATCCAGCTGCTCCAGGAACATAGCTATCTTCTAAATCCCCTCTGTCCGTTTGAAGTGCGTCAAGTTGAACTAGTAAATCGCTGTAAGTGTCATTGATTGTTTCGGCGACACTTAGAACATCCGTCCTTTTTTCGTAGTCTCCTTCTTGCGGTGTGCTGGCAGCTAAACTCATAGCCGCTAAAATTATTGATGCGTTGGATTCAAAGACATATTTTTGATTGCGCTCTGTCAACGTTTGCAGCCCCGTTACCAACATATCATAGTTCTGTTTTAATATCCCTATCCGAGCTTGCGCTGTGGCTTGTAAACCTGCTGGATAGCCTATCACGTCATTTGCTTTTCGTATGGCTGCTAGTGGTGCGGTTGTGGCTGTCAGTATTGCGCTGTTTGCTTCACTAAATGCTTTTCTAAATGCTTCCGCATCCTCGCTGTTTGTGGCTGAACTTTTCGCTGCGTTGTACAGGTCATCGTTATTTTTGGTCATGTTATCCTTTACGGTGGTGTCAGGTTCAGGAACATTGGTAGCAAAGTCATCAGCAAGGGCATCGGCTGTGTCGTTAAACTGACCCTTTACTTTGTCTTTAGGATTAACGTTTGATCGCGGATAAACATCGCTAATCGTTTCAAGAAATGTACCCGTGATTTTTGTAACATTCTCTTTTGTGTTGTCAAAATTTAAGCTAACTGGATGCCCTAAAATGTCATCATAGTAAGGGTGCGACCAAACCCACGGGGCTTTATTTTTACTGCTTTCTTCAAAGGCTGCTGATTGTTCAATGTTATCATCACCCGTAAAATAAATTTCAATCGGGTATTGCCGACCCATCACTTCTTTACGGTAAACGAGCGTACCTTCAACACCCTGAAAATTAAACTCGCTGACATTAAACTCGTAAGACTTTTTAGGGTTTTTCCAAAGGGGCGTATATTGCTTTCCGTCTCCACAAGTTATCGTAAGGTTACTATCTAATCTCTCTATCCAGCTCATTTTAGCATCAATCTATTAATTTGACGTTTACCCTCTTGATTGAAGTATTTAGCCATATGTTTTCCGCTTATAAGCCCTGAACGCTCCATGAAGTGCGTGGCTTTTACCCTTACTTTTCGCCCTTCTTTGTATGAATAAATAGGGTTAAATTTAATTTTCGTTCCGTTTCCAGTTCGTTTTATTCCACGTATTTCATATAATATTCTTTTACCCACTTTTTCATCTGCCGACAATACAAAACCACCTTTTCCAGCGTGAATGGAAGCTTTGACAAACTTCTCTTTATTGTTCTTTCCTCGGCTATCTTTGGCATCAACAACCCTATTTATGTCGCTAATTCTGTAACGTTTACGGACGTTTCGGTTATAAGACTTTCCAATCCTTGCGCCTTCGTCAATAGGTATCATTGAACGCCCTCCAATAGTACCGCCTTTCTCTTGTTGTTCGAGTTCTTTAATCGCCCATTCGTTTCCGCTTCTCAATCTGTTAGGTGTCATCCCAACCTCAGCGACCATTGTTTTAACATCCCAACCACCAGCCTTAAAAACGCGGCTGTTTGCCTTGAAAAAGGTTTTGTTCCTATTTGTAAATGTTTTGCTCGTTGTGTTCAATAGCGTTTTCTGCTTCGTGTTAAAGGCTGCTTTATTCAGCGCACCACGAACGGCCAAAGGAAAAGCCGACTTGTGCAGCCTTTCCAATTTGTCAGCCATTACGACTGCATCATTACTATTTACGTTGAGCGTTACCATCAATTAAATTATAATGTCTCCATACGCAAACCAAGCGGTTGATTTGCGCTCGAAAATGATTGTTGAATATTGGTCAATAAAGCTAAAGGATTGATTGTTTGTTGTGTTTGCGCTGATCCTTATAACAGGATTTGAACCAGCGTTTGTAGAGTTTGCCACAAAGTTAACGGGATTTATCGAGTTGGTTGTTGTAATTGACAATGTCGTACCTATTGGCATCTCATCGCCTAATGAATCAATAGTGTCGAAAAATATATTTGTGGCTATTCCAATTTCAATGCAGCGTGTTGGAAAATTGGCGACATAGCTCGTTCCTGAAATTAACGTTACAGGCAAATTATTTCCATCTGTGTAAACATTATTTCCGCGATACTTTATCTCTGGAATAAGCCCCTCCAACGCTTCAAATAACTGAAACCCTGAATAGTCATTATCGGGTAATCCGTTAAAGGTAACGCCACCCTCATCCATTAGTTTGGCAAAGAACTGCGACCAGTCATTTGTCATATCTGTATTTACAGGCGTTCCGTCTGATGCCCCTGGTGCGCTTATGTCCGTAAACTTTCCGTAAGGATAGTCGTAATCAGGTGCTAAAATGTTTGATAAATCTGTAATTGGTATTGCCATGCTACACGTAATTTACTAAAAGCCATGCAACCGTTTGCGCTGGCTTTACTTTCATTATTAATTCT